GAACAGGAGGACACATGAAAAAAGAAAGTTATAAATTGTTACAGAAATTACCATTTGCAGAGGTGGGGACGGTGTTTGAGAGGCTCAGTAATGGTGAATGGCAACAAGGATGCAAAACAATAAGAGCAGGGTATAAGAAAGGATTTCTTGATCAATGGCACGACGATCCCGATTGGTTCAATTCTTATGTATTTTAATGAATTAAAAGAAAGGATAAAATGATGAAAACAGCAATGATTATATTAATGGTAACGATATTGTTTGTTGGGTGCAGAGAGGATAAATATTTAGACAGAAAAGATGGTATTGATATTCAACATTCTAGGGCTCCAGTGCCGGAACCAATTACAATTACGATGCTTGCGACAGGCGTAACAGCTTTGTATTTAATGAATAAGAACAAAAAAAGGAGGTAAAATGATAACAGCCATATGTTTATTAATTCTAAAGATTATATACACATTCGTAACGCCAGCACTTCATTTCCCTGGGAGTATGCGAAGCGGAATAATATTCGCAATAGTATTATTTTTGGCTATATTTCAAGATTTAATGGTAATTGTTAAAATGGCTGACTCACTTAAAGGTTAAAGAATATGGAGAAAAAGGAAATGGAGAGAATCGAGTTCGCCTTCCAAGAATCATCACACGTAATTTCACCAAATATCCCAAAAGAAAAAATAAAACTCAAAAAAAATTCATGGAAAAAGCTCATAGTATTAGGGTACTGGCTCGGCGATCAGACAGATGGAGTGAAGCGAGCGGCAAAAGAATTGAATATTCACATACAAACAGCATGGAGATATTTGAGGGAGGTGAGAAAAAAATATAAATTTTAATAAAATGCTAGTAGCAGATAAGTAATATCAACAACTTGCGATGATAAAGCACATATTTGTACATATAGGTGAAAGCTCGTATGAATAGTTTAATGCCGTTCAACACTTGAACAGAACAAAGGGAAAAACATCATGGTGTATGAATATCCTGCTGAAGTGTTAAGCGTATACGACGGAGATACGATAACGGTTGATATTGATCTTGGGTACAAAGTCCATGTAAGGGACAAAGTGAGGATTTATGGAATAGACACACCAGAAATAAGAACAAGGGACAAAGAAGAGAAAAGGCGCGGCTATGAGGCGAAGAAATTCCTTCATAGCTTTATTTTTGGCAAAAAAGTCACAATCAAGACACATAAACAAGAAAAATACGGCAGAATATTAGCTGATGTATTCCTAGAAGAAGATGGAACAAAAATTAACATAGCTGAAGAAATGATTAAAAATGAATACGCAGTAGAATATTACGGAGGAAAAAGGTGATGATGGAGAAAATAGCGTTGGTGTTGGCAATGGTATTATTGGTATCGGGGTGCGTAAGCGACATGAAGCGGGACGTGGTAGAATTACAACAGGACCTAGAAACACAAAACAATTTCTCGTTGGTTTTTATTGTTCCAAAGGGAGCGCCTGATGATGCGTATCTTATTCACAAGGATAGTGAAGGTAAAAACTTGCTTTACAAACAGGTTGAAGAGGGTAAGTTCTCACCGTTAACTGTTGAAACTGAAGCGCTTAAGCGATTCTTACAAGGGTTAAAAGACAATGGCTAAAAGAGGAAGACCAAGAAAGTTCAGCACAACAGAGGTTATCTCTGTGAGATTTACTCATAAGGCAAGAAATATCATACTTTTAATAAGTTTACTTGTTATATTGACATCTTTTATTAGCTGTAATGATAAAAAGTGTGATATCGGCACTAGTTCTAGTATAATAAAAGTTGAGGAGTTTGATACATTATACTTATCATTAGACGAAAACCGAACGCTTGAAGTTATTTTTAAAGTAATAAAAGATTAATGATAAGTGATCTATTGCTCTCATTATTAGCTATATTTATCTGTGTAGTAGCCCCCGTACTAATACTGTTTAAAGTATTGGAGTAGCTTATGAGCGATTATCTATATGATGCAACAGTAGTCCGCGTTATTGACGGCGATACAATTGACGTACACATTGATCTCGGCTTCTCTTTAATTAAGAAAGAACGTGTGCGCCTCGCTCGTATCAACGCTCCTGAGAAGACAGGACACGAGAAACCCGAAGGACTCATTACAAAGGCGTTCGTTGAAGATGAATTTCCTGTAGGCACGGAGATCACACTTGAGACATTCAAGGCTAAGGGTAAGTTCTCACCGTTAACTGTTGAAACTGAAGCGCTTAAGCGATTCTTACAAGGGCTAAAAGACAATGGCTAAGTTAACACCAAAACAAAAAATGTTCTGCAAGGAATATCTTGTTGATCTTAACATGACGCAGGCTGCTATCAGAGCAGGGTATTCTAAAAAAACGGCTCGTTCGATAGGGCAAGAAAACCTGACAAAACCTGTTATTATGGCCGAAATACAGCGTCTAATGGACAAAAGAGCCAAAAGAATAGAAATTACAGCAGATAAAGTTCTTCAAGAATTAGCGAAGTTGGCATTCGCAAATATGCAGGATTATGTGACTATCAGTGATGACGGCTGTGCCTTTGTAGATTTTTCTAAGTTGACCCGAGAGCAGGCAGCAGCTATACAAGAGATACACACCGATGAATATGTTGATGCAGAGAAGCGTACATGCAAGAAAATAAAGTTTAAGATAGCCGACAAGAAAGCGAACTTAGAGTTGTTAGGCAGGAATCTTGAGCTATTTACAGATGTTCATGAGCATAAAGGTATCATAACAATAACACACGAACAGAAGAAAGAAGTAACCAAAAGGATAAGGGACCTTGACACAATCTGTCTTAACTGATGAAGAATATGATGTAGCTCTTGCCATTGAGAAGGATAAGATAAAAGAAAATCCTTTAGCATTGGTACATGGGGAATATCTGCGTATTAAGACAAAAGAGGCGCAGCTTATAAATCTCGTGCCGAACAAGACGCAGAAGTTTGTTCTTGAGAAGATAAAGGAACTAAGGAGGTTAGGCAAACCTGTAAGGTTGTGGATAAGGAAAGCGCGACAAGAAGGTATTTCAACGGTTGTTGAAGGGATTATATACGCGATAACGTCACAAAAAGATAATTCAAACGCACTTATTATGGCAGATGAAAAGGAACACGCGAACAATCTATTTGAAATGTCAAAGCTTTATCATGAAGAGATGATAAAGCTCTATCCGCACTTAGTACCTGAAGTTAAGAGGTCAAACGAAAAGAAACTTGAGTTTAAAGGCACGAACTCCCAGATAATAATAGCAACAGCAGAAAACGTTGATGCTGCACGATCACATACCTTCCAGCTGGTACACCTCTCAGAGACAGCATTTTTTAGACAGTTCAAAGAGGTAATGATAGGGTTAAACCAGTCCGTTCCACATTACGGAGACACAATAATTATAGGGGAGACAACGAGTAATGGCATCGAAGAGAGTCTTGACGAATGGGAAAAGGCTGTAAATGGAAAATCTGAATGGTGCGCGTTGTTCATCCCGTGGTTTTGGCTTGACGAATATGCGATGCCGATGATTAACGGGAAAATGTACTCAATTGACGGTATAGTGTTCGATGATTCAGATACATATGAGTCATTCATGCAAGAAGAACAGGAATTGAAGCGTGCTCATAATTTAAGCAATGAACAGCTTAATTGGCGCCGATGGGCCATTGTTAATAAGTGTCAAGGTGATATGCCGTCATTTAGACAGGAATACCCGTCAACATGGCAGGAAAGCATTAAAATGTCAGGGAATGTATTCTTTTCGCGTAAAGGTATGGAGAAACAACGCAAAGAAGAGCGCGAGCCATTACACATAGGAAATATATACAAGGACGGATTTAATGAGTTTGTGTTCCGGAAAGAGCCTAACGGAAAGATACGTCTTTATGAGGTAGCTGATGAAGACGAAGAATATATTGTAACTTGTGACGCATCAAAAGCAAGGGGCATAGATGAGGCAAGCATTTACGTTGGTAATGCACGAATGGATACAACGGCTGCTGTAGTTAGTGGTATGTACGAAGAAGACGAATTGGGGGATTTGTGCGTTCTTCTTGCTGAGTGGTACAATGGCGCCATGGTTGTTCCCGAGAA